GTGATGGTCAATGACTGCCGGGCATGGGATACGGCTGCCAAGCGCGTCGAATCCGCAATGGTCGCCGCCAGCGGTGCGACGGGGTGCGCTAGCGCCCCTGAGCGCCGCGCAGCGGCGGGGCTTGTCCCATCTAAAACAAATCGGAAAACCGAATTGTTTATCTCGGAAGCCTCCGCGCATCGCGCGTCACAGACCGAGATTTCATTTTCGGAGCGGGTCGTCGCTGAACGTCGTGTCAAGCGTCTGAAAAAGTCGGTGTGGGCCTCGGGTCACCTTCATGGCATCGCTGATTCTGGTTTTCGCGCTCCTGCCGTTTGGTTCGTGACCCTGACCTATAAGGGCGTGGGCGATTGGGCGGCACAGCACATCAGCAAAGCGGTTCAAGGTTTTAGGGACTGGTGCAAGCTGCGCGGCTATCCATGCCGTTATACGTGGGTTGCAGAGTTGCAAGGTCGGGGCGCTGTGCACTATCACCTCTTGGCGTGGCTGCCACAGGGCGTACGGATGCCTAAATGGGATCGGCGTACGGTTACCCCTACCGGTAAGGAAAAAGCGCGCTGGTGGCCGTTTGGCATGACTAACGTGCAGGTGGCTAAAGCTGGCGTGGGCTATCTCATGAAATACCTTTCCAAGCTGGGCGAACTGACCAAGTTTCCCAAGGGCTTGCGCCTGTACGGTATCGGTGGGCTCAATGCCCAGGGTCGCAACGTCCGGTCGTGGCTCAACTTGCCCGAGTGGGTCAAGCGGTCGCATGGCGTCGGTGAAGTGGTGCGTAAAACCTTTGGTTTTTTGGTCAAGCTGACCGGCGAAGTGTTGGAGCCTGCCTACTCTTGCCGGGTTGTTTCTGGCGGTCTCGTTATCACCCCATTGCGGCCACTGCCTGAGCGGTTCCACGATGGCGCGTATTCCTCTTTTCCTCGGGTCGCGGCATGAAAAACATGGGTCTTTTCGTTTTTTTGGTGGTTCTCAACCTGTACGGCTGCATGGTCACGCCTACGGATTCGGCGCGTGATCGGTCAAGGGATTTTGAACGGTTCACCATGGAGCGCAGCGCGGCGCTCAATGATTGGTGGGCTAAATGATGCGTATCGTTTACGGCCTCTTTTTCGCTGTGCTGTCCTTGCTGGCCGGTCATGCTTCTGCGGCCTCGGGAGCCTTGACTACTTCGTGGGGTTCCTCCGGTGTTGCTGCAAGCTCGTCATGTGCGGATGTGCTTTTGGCTGTTGCTGCCATGCATCCAGATCACACGTTTACCTCTTGCGAGGCTGACCCGGTGGTTGTCGGTACATGGATTGATGGCACTGGAAGTTTTTCCATCACTTCCATTAGTGCCACGCCATCGGTGGCGGTGCCTCCCGAGGTCACCCCATCAGAGCCAGTCGGCGGCACGCCTGTGGACTCGTCCCAGCTTTATGCGGTGGTGCTTGCGGGCTTGATTGTGGGCGTGTTTGCTCTTGGCTACCTTGGAGGGATTTCGGTATGAAGATGCGCGTTTTTTCGTGGCTTGTAGCGGCGCTGTGCGTGTTCGGAGTGGTCAAGGCTGTGCAGGCCTTCAAAAACCCTTGGGATGTGTCGTTATCGTCCCCGGTGCTTTCGAATCTGCCACCGGCTGCCGCTGGTTGTGGGGTCAAGTGCCTTGACTAGCTTTATTGGTGTTTTCTTGCTGGCGTGGGCTACTGGCTACGCGCTCGGCTTCAAGGTTCGCATGGTTCGCCTTGCGCTCCTGAGTTCCTAAAAATATGGCCTTTGGCTCCCTGCCATTTCTAAAGGGAGTCGGTTTGTAAATGGAGTTTTCAAATGAAAAATGTTCGTAATGGCCTGCTGGCCTCTGCTGGTTTGGTTGCTGGTGCTTCTTCGTTCGCTGCTGACCCGGCCACGGCTCTGGAGGCTGTCACCAGTCTTTCCACCAGCGCTACCGGCTTCGGCCCTGTGATGTTCGGTCTGGCTGTGACTGTGACCGGCATCATGATTGGCATCAAGTGGATCAAGCGCGGCAAGGGCGCGGCCTAATCTCTCGGGCCTTTTGGCCTGCCCATCCTCGCGGGTGGGTTTTCCAAAATGTCGTACAAAAAAACCGCCCTCGCCTTCGCCCTGCTTCTCGCGGGTTCGTCTGTTTTTTCGCAGGCGCTGCCGGTCGGCGTGTCGCCTGTTTTTGCGCCTACGGTCACAAGTGGCGGAATTTCCTACAGTGGCGGCGTCGCAAGTTCGGCTAACGCGTCCTCTATCACGTTTTCGAATGCTGCCAATGGCCCGGTTTACGGTCAAGCCGTCCAGCGTGTTGCGCTCGGTGGCGGTGCAACTGCTGACCTTACATTGCGTTCCGCGCCATCGGCTGCAAATGTTGCGGGGGCTGTTGGCCGTTTTGCTGTCAAGGCGGTGGGCGTTTTGGCGGTGGGCGTTGCTCTCTATGATCTAGCCAAAGAATTGGGTTTTGATCTTGGCAACTCTGGCGGTTCTGTTGTTGTTACTAAAGCCAATCCTGCCTTGTGTACTGCTGGCCCATGTTATTCATGGTCGGTTATTGGCAGGTCGCCGGCGGTAGTCGTGACAAGCACAGCGGCATACTGTGCATCTGTGGTGGGCCTGACCTATTACGGCGTGCGTATCGCTGGTTGCTCTGCTGGTGCTGTTCAATCGGACGGTCGTTTTTCTACCAGCTTAACGCTTGCAAATGGTGGTAGTGGTTCTGATATGTCTAGCTATGGCAATATTAGGTCGCCAGATTTGCCGGTGGGGCTGCCTGCTACTGTGCAAGAGTTTCAGGACGCCATTGCCGCAAAATCTGGCTGGCCTGCCACCTCTGCCATAAATCGCGCCATCAATGATGCTATTGCTTCGGGCGAGGTTATCCCCCTGCCACAGCCGTCCACCATCACCGGCCCCGGTGCTGTGCCCTTGTCCCCATCAGTTATCACCTTGCCTGATGGTTCCACCATTACAAAAACACCAACCAAGGTTTTGAGCTACTCGCCCCCATCGGTTGCGGTGTCGGACAGTGTGGTGGAAGTTGCAAAAGACCCCGCTGGCAACACCACTAGCACAACCGGCACGCAAGCGCCCACGGAAATGCCCGAGACATGCGGTTACCCTGGCGGTCCTCCGTGCAAGATCGACGAAACCGGCACGCCTGAGCAGGTGGCAAAAAAGGTCTATGACCCATTGGCGGACGCGGTGAAGTCCAGCATGGACACGGGCACGACAACCATGGCCGGGACGGCGGATAAAGCGGGTCTTTTTAGTGGCTGGTCTATGTTCTGGTCAGCGCCTGCGGTGGTCCAGTGCGCGCCCTACCAATTGCCAAATTGGAACGGGCAAAGTATGGGATCGCTAGACCCTTGCGGCGTGGTGGATGGTGTGCGTACAGTGATGGCGTACATCTGGAGTCTGGCAGGCTTGATGATGTGCCTAGGCTTCGTGCGCGAATCAATCCAGCAGGGATGATGCCAAGTGCACAGCAAATGCCTGCGTTTTCCATGGAGAAACCGAAGGTTTTTTCAGGGAAAAAAGCACCCGGCGCGCATGGTATTGATGGGCAAAGCCCATGTCAAACTGATGGCCGGGGTACCCGGACATTCAAGCCAACCAGCCGGGGATTGCTTCGCGGCTGCGGGGCGTGTAGTGGCGTGGGTCGGTGTCACTGTGCGGCCATTTAGTCGGTTCATCCAGTACGCCATTCGCATCCTGAAAAACGGATTTCAAAACTTTAGGATATAAAAAATGCCACTTTTTGCCGGTCTTTTGCTGTCGCTGTGCAACGCTCTTGCGCAGGTGTTCATCAGGTTTATGTCAGTGGAAGCGGCGGTAAAGCTGGCGGCCTATGTCGCTTGGCTTGCTATCGTGGCGGCGTTGCTAACAACGGTTTATGCGTGCCTCTCCGCCCTGTACGCTGGTATTGCTGGGATGCTCGGCGGCTCTGGCACGGCCTCAGTTAACAATTGGGTGTCTTACTTTGTGATGGGCGTCGGCATGTTCATCCCAGCCAATGCGGGGGCTGTCATGTCGTGTGTCGCATCGGTTTGGTTGGCTACCAACATCTACCGGGTGCAGAGCTTTGCTATCAAGTCCTTTCACGGCGGCGGCGCGTTGGTTCCATGACAGATTACGCCTTGACGGGTAAAAAAGGCACTGGCAAAAGCAAGCATGCCGTTTTGATAATGCGTGACCAGTACCTTAAAAAAAAGAAGCTGGTTGCAACTAATCTTGACATTGATCTGTTGAAAATGTTTGGGCCTCGGTCACGTTGTACCTATGTGCGAGTGCCTGACAAACCCAAATCTTTTGACCTTTTGGCGGCTGGTCACGGAAACCCAAACAGTTACGACGAAGATCACAATGGTGCTCTTGTCCTGGACGAAATGGGGACATGGCTTAATACTCGCACCTTTGGCGACAAAGATCGGGCGGCGGTGCTTGATTACTTCGCGCATGCCAGAAAGCACGGTTTTGATACTTGGTACATCATGCAAAACGTGGTCCAAGTCGATAAGCAATTACGTGAAAGTTTCATTGAACAAACGGTAAGGCACACTACTTTTAACAAGGTGAAAATTCCGTTTGTGGGCTGGATATTGGGGGCGCTATTTGGTGAAAAAGCGGCCTATTTCCCAAAGTTCCATATGGGCGTTTATCGGCTTGGCGTCAATCCGCAAGACTTGGTAACAAACCGCGCAATGTTCAGCGGAAAAGACATAGAACAATGCTACGACACAAGGCAAGTTTTCCAAGAAACCTATCCACACGGCACGCATTCCGTTCTCTCTCCGTGGCATGTTGAAGGGCGGTTCTTGGAGCCTGTAAAGCTCACCTTTTGGCAGCAATTGCTAGCCAATTTCAAGAAGAAAAAAGGGCCTGCAATGAGGCCCAAGTTAAAACCAAAGCTGCCGCTAGTGGCTCACATTTCGCGTTTGCCACCAGATCGGCGCATTGCTTTTATGCGTGCTAATGGCATGGTTTAAGATGCCTTAGCGAGTGGTTTTTTCTACTTAACAACTTTATACATCGCATCAAGTACGAATAGCCATCAACCATAGCCATGGCGGCGTTTGCCCCACTTGATGCGATCACCGCGCCAGTCGCTAGCAGAGCTTTTCCCAGCACTCGGGCCAGCCTTTCACCCTTCACAGTCCCAGCGTATTGCGCCACTGTTGCGCGTGCTAACCACGCCTCTGGGTCCATACCTGCAAGCTCGGCCATCAGCGCCACATCCCCAGCGGGGCACGGTCGTTTTCCTGCTCTCCACATGCTCACGGCGGACCGTGGTTGCTCAAGCAAAGCGGCTAATTTGTAGTCGCTACCTGCTGCCGTACTGGCAAGGTTTATTAGTTGATCTAAATACTCGGGTTTGGACATAGCGTTCACTTTCTGTTAACGTTCGCCTGCGTTCACACAATGTGAACGTTCCCAAATGGGTAATTCAACTTTAGCAGGAACTGCAAAATGGTCAAAATCCAAGTCACTGGCGCCCCAATCGAAACCCGCTCCGGCATCGGCAAAGCGTCCGGCAAGCCCTACACCATGCGGACCCAAACCGGTTACCTCTGGACCGTTGACAAGAATGGCGTCCTGTCGGAATTCCCCGAAAAATTCCCGATTTCTCTGGAAGACAATCAACTTCCTTATGCGCCCGGCAATTACACATTTGCCGATAACGCTTTCTACGTTGACGCCAAAAACTTTGGCCGCATCGTTGTCACTCCCTCGCGCCTCGTCCCTATCAAGGGCTAAGGGGTCGCCATGCTCAGCTATGACCAAACCCAGCAGGTATCGCATATCGCATGCATGGCGGTTCTTGCCATGTGTGCGCGTGGTGTTGCCGGTGCTGAATTCGACGGATCGGCCGAAGTGGGCGCGGTTCGCATCACTGTCACTCGCAATGATGGCAGTGAACATGCCGTTGATGTGGAAATTGTCAACGCTCAGGGCATGCCATTGGGAGGGCTCAGCCTGTGAAAATTTCCCCCCATCAAATGTCAGATTTTCAGCGTGACAGTCTGACCACGGCCATCATTGCCATGGATCAAACGGTGCAGGCGTTCATGGGTAACCGTGAGCTTATGCATGCAGCCGTGAAATCGCGCCAAATTCTGTTTGACATTTACAACGCGCAGGACTGGCTGATTGCGGCTGACACAACGTTAGGCGCTGCCTGATGTTTGCCGTGCATTTGCCCTCTCCCAACGATTTGCCCGAGTCGTTGCGCGTTAAATTCTTCCGTCACCATGACACGTTTGCGGCATACCTTCGGGTGTGGGGTGATCTTGGTTACAACGTTGAATTTCCCGAGGCGCACATTGCTGTCATCGTTTCCAAGCGAACCACAGCACAAGGGCAAGCAGCAGCCACGGCCATAAACGCTGATTCCATCGAGGTGGTGGAGTCTTCCAAGATTTGGCAAAACGGGCTTTTAATTGCTCGGCCTGTCGTTCCTTCACTCGGTCCGGTAGTCGGTATCGGTGCGTCATGTGTCGAGGTTACAGCATGAAAGCTAAATTTCGTGTTACCCCTGAGCGTCTAGAGGCGCTGAGGTTTTCGCTTGTTTGTTTGCAAAATGCCCGGTGTCGTGCGTTGGAGCATAAGCATTTGCACAAACCTGCTGTTGATGCGTTTGATAAAGCAATTGCACATTTGCGTGTGGTTGTTGATGCTGCTGGTTTGGCCGCTGAGGTTACAGCATGACTGTGATGGTCAATGACTGCCGGGCATGGGATACGGCTGCCAAGCGCGTCGAATCCGCAATGGTCGCCGCCAGCGGTGCGACGGGGTGCGCTAGCGCCCCTGAGCGCCGCGCAGCGGCGGGGC